CGCTTTGGGGTGGCGTCTGCGGTTTCTACGTCGTGCTCAAGGGCAGCCGTTTCGATCAGCGTCGGCTGGTTGTCTTCTACAGCGACACGCTGAGCGAGCAGCTGCGTGCTGATCCCGCCAGGAAGCTCAGCCACTTGCCCTTTGCGGTAGCCACGCCACGCGCGGGTAAACATAATCTTCGGCATTAGCCCACACTCCATGCAGATTCTGGCGGCTTGCCCGTGTTCGTGAACTCAGTAGTCCACTGAAAAACAGGGGCGGTAAGGTGTTTGCCGGGCCACGTCACCACGTATTCACCGTGGCCCAAAACGACACGCGGCGAGACGAAGACGCGGTTGCCGCTGTCTCGCCAGTTTCGCCACCACCAGATATCTGGATCGGTGCGCCCATCGTTCCAGCCGCCTTGCGGGTCTGGCTTGCTCCAGAACCACGGCTTCTTTGTTCGCTTAAGTGCTGCCGTGCTAATGACGGTGCAACCGAAGTGTGCCGTGTCCACTTCCTGCACGGGTTCTGAAAACCACTCTTTCGGAACCTGCGTGTGCCCGTCCTCTGGCGGTGCGTCAAGCGTTCCCTTGAGCGTCAGCATCGGGCGGCCGTCTTCACGCTTGGTCTGCATGCCAGTGATGGCGTCGCACTGAAACGTCATGGCCATCGCGAACAGCTGCTCAACGTCCTGCTTGGTGAAAAACGTGTCGTAGTCGATGGCCAGCAGGTACTCGCACGAGTCAATGAACTGCTCCATTACGCGAGTGTTCACCTGATCCCAGAACGCACCCGTGCCCATCGTGGGGCGAATGCCAAGCGGCATCAGGGCCTGGGCCCAGGCGAAGTGATTGGCTGTGAACGAGAGCCGTGGCATGGAGAGCACGGCCTCCACCCGGATGTCAACTTCGGTGCCACCTACCTTGACCAGCATGCGTGCCTCAAGAAAGAGAGCGGGCGGCCCCGTCGTGGAAGCCGCCCGCTCAAGATTGCACACTCGTCAAGCCGTCAGGCTCACGCACCCACGAGGCCGATCATCGGGCCGGCCACGGTGTCGGTGCCCAGGTTCGCGTGCGTGATGGCAACGCGAGCCACAGCCCGAATCACGGTCTGATCGCTCAGGAAGTTCACCTGGTCGCTCGACGCGATCTCGATGGCCTGGCGGATGCCGTAGTAGGAGCTGTTGGCCATGTTGCCGTACAGCGCCATGATGGCACCCGTCGAGTCAGCACCGGCCGGCAGGCGGTCGGTGAGGACCACTTCCGAGCCGAGGAACGTCGGACCCATGCCCTGCGACAGACCAACCGAACCGCCCTGGGCCAAGTCAAGGTTCTGCATGCACGCCGCAAAGAAGAACGGCGAGCAGAACCACTTGGCACCGGCACGTGAGTGCTGCGGAACCCTGGCCATCATGGCCAGCAAGTTGGCCTTGGTCACTTCGTCAGGCGTGTCACCGGCAGCCGTCACGAGCGAGGCGGCGTAGGTGGCAGCAGACGCCGCCAGCAGGCCACCCGTATAGGTCGTGACGAGCCCAGCAACCGCTGGAGCGTTGCTCGGGTTGCCGCTCCACGCAGCCTCTTCGACGGCGTTGGAGAGCGTCAGTGCCAGCTCCGCAGCGATCCAGTCGGCGATTGACACGATCGAGTCCTGCAGGAGCTCGCTCGCAATCGTCACCGCGCCCGTGACCTTCTTCGCAGTCAGAGTGACCTGATTGGAAGTGGGGTCGCTGGCAGTGATGGCCGAGTTCTCGTTGATCCAGTACGCGGTCGCACCGGCCGTCCGACGCGGGAAAAGCAGCACGTCGCTCGGCATCACCACGTTCGTGGCGTTCTGAGCAAAAGCCGAATACTGGTCCACAAGTCGGATCACGGTGGAGGAGAGCACATCAGGCACGAAGGCCGCGCCAGTGGTGCTGCCGGTCGAACCCTGAGCACGAGCCTCAACGCCGTGGTCCTGGCACCACCGCTTGGCGTCGGCGTCGCCGCTCTTCGCCTTGAACCACATGCCCACCGAGTAGGCGTCGCGGGCGTTCTCGAACGCACGGAGCCGGCCCGAGAACGGAACCGCCTCGACGCGGACCTTCTCGCTACGCTCTTCGGTCACTTCGGGAGCCGGCGTGCAGCGGTCAACCACGCTGCGGAGATTCTTCGCCGACTCGGCCACCGACTTCTCAAAGTCGATCCGCTTGGCCAGCTTGCCGGCCTCGGTGTTCATCGCCTCGAGTTCAAGATCGCGCTCGGCAATCTTGTCGGCATCGGTGCTCTCGATCGCACGCACGGCGTCGATACGGTTGGCGAGGTTAACGGCCTCGTCCTGCAATTTCTTGAGGTTGTCCACGTGGTATATCTCCGCCGGCGGTATTGCCGATGGATTCCACTGTGCCTCTAACGTGCCGCCCTCTTGCAGTAGCGGACTTCAGAAAGTGTTGTTTTCACAAACACCACGCCGCGAGCGCCGCACCTTGGGCAGCGCATGTAACGCTGCCTCTCTTCGCCGCATGCGCGGCTTGAGCGTGTCCGCAACTTCTCGCCGCAGGTGCAGCGGGCCTCAGACATTCTTTAGCCTTAAGGTGGCAGCCCAGGCGGCGGCGACGCCCCGCAAGGCCGAACGCGAACTAACCGCCCGAACTGCCGGCTCGTTGGCGGACTGCGATGCAATCCATGCCTCGTAGGAACGCATGGCGACGCTGGCAGACGTTGACGGGTACGCAGGCGTGAGCACTGGGCCAACGTCATACAGCCCGCTCACTTCGCGGATCTGGCGGATGGCTTGGCCACCGTCGCCAGTGCGGAACGCTTCCCCGTCTTTGCCAACCGTGAACGCGAATGAACTGCCGGCCACGTCCTTACGGGCGATGAGCTCAAGTACGTCGGCACGGCTCACGGGTGGAGTGACCACGTACCGCAGGCCCTTGCTGTCGCTGGAGAGTTCCAGCGTGCCGCTTGATGTGCGACCGAGCACGATGTTGCTGTCATGGTTGAACAGGGCCACCACGTCCTGCTTGCCACGCTGGCGGCTCAACACCTTGTCAAAAGCACCCGGCAGGATTTCTTCCTTGAACCCGCCCAGGTCAAGGCTCATTCGGTTGTAGACGGCGGCATAGCCGATGATGGCTGCCCGGCCGTCAGCACGCTGCTCAACGATGAGCTCGTCAGTCTCGTCAAATGCGAAGTCGCGGCGCTCAAGTTCCATTCGTCGGCACCTCCTGGGCGGTAGTCGTGTCTTCGGCATCGTCTTCTGGCGTGCCGTCCGCTGGCTCGCCCGGCGTGTCCTGCGGCATCGGCTGCGGATCTTGCGGCTGTGGCTCGCCCGCCTTTTCCAGCGTGGTCATATTCAACTGAATGAAGTGCTGGTCGCCTTGCGGGCCAATCGGGTTGAGGTTCTCGAGCTCACGAATCTCGTTCACCGTCATCCAGCCATTCTGCAAGGCGGAAACGTAGTAGGCAGACCGGCTTGCGTGGTCGCCGCGAAGCAGGCCACTCACGCTGTGCTCTGCGAAGTATTTCTCGTCATCCACGATGAGGTCACGGCTGATGGCCGCTTCCCACCGCTTCAAGTGCGGGAGTAGGCAGTGCTGCACAAACTCGGTGCCCTGCACTTCAATGTTGTTGAACGTGCTGCGGTCCAACATCTGGATCATGTGCGGCGGCACGCGAAACGCCCGGCAGATTTCAACCACTTGGAAAGCCCGGCTCTCAAGCATCTGGGCTGCTTCGTTGGAGCCGCTGAGCTCGTGGGCCTTCACGCCGTTAGGCAGCACAGCTGTGCGGAAGGCGCGGTCAGCACCACGGTGCATCCGCTCCCACTGCTCGCGGAGTCGCTCGGCCGCCTCAATGGGAATCGGGTTGTCGCTCTCCAGCACGATGCCGGGCCGGGCACCGTTGCCGAAGTACGTGCTGCCGTGTGTCTCAAGGGCCTGGGCCAGGCCAATGGCGTTCTGAAAAATCTTGTAGGTGGGGATGGCCTTTATGCCGTCCTCGGTCGTGAATCGCAGGGCGAATATCTGCTCCTGGCTGTAGATCGTCTGCTGCCCACTTGGCTCGCGGTAGCGATAACGCAGCGTGCCGTCAGTCAGCCGCTCTGCCTCCATGCGGCTGGAGTGCAGCGGCCACAACTCGGACACAGCACCTCGAGCACCTGGGCGGATCTCGGCGTAGCTCGCACCGTAATGCAGGTACATCCCGGTCATCCAATCCCGAAACTCCTGAGCCGTCTGCCATGGGTTTGGCTGCTGGTGCAGGAGCCGATAGACAGGATGGCTCGTGGCCTTCTGTTTCCCGCCGTTGGCCATCCGCTCGTAGATGTGCAGCGGCAGGGCTGATACCGCATCCGATATGACGCGGATGCAGGCCGTGTAGGCCGAGCACGCCATGGAGTTGTCAGCGTTGACGCGGATGCCGGAAGGCGTGCGGCTGGAACTCACCTCGGGCCAGTCAATGCCGCGAAGGTCAAACATCTTGAAGTCGGCGGCGGCGTTTTCGCTCATAGAGTCACGATGTCCCAGGACTGTTCTGGCGTGGCTGCGGTTGCCTTCTGCCACAGCCCGATGGCCATGACCAGCGACACGATGCCGTCTATGCGTTCTGTGCTCTTGGCCTTGCTCGGCTTAATGTTTCCGGCTGCGGAATCCTGCTGGATGGCCACGTTGGAAGCCTGCCACGACAGCACTGGGTGCCCACCGTGCAGCACCTTCCCGCTCACAACAAGGTTCTCCAGCTGCTTGCTA